ATTAGCAAGGCTGTTCCAACTTGCACTGGTTACTTCTCGACGTTTCCGACTGCTTTGACGTTAGCACAAACGAATACTCTGGATTTTGAGTATATTGGAACCTATTTGTTCACATTTAATTGTATTTTTAGTTACTTATCTTTCCTCCTGCACCCATGGAATATCAACCATTTCCGGGTGCGTACTTCTCTGGTCAAGCGCCCACATAAGGTTCCAGCAGGCTGCACGAAGATGATCTTCATCCGTATCACCACGCATGTATTTAACTAAATGTCTCATACCTGAATCGCATAAGCTATGCTGCGGAATCCCTTTATCAATGTTATGCTCTCCGTACTTTCCAGCACCTTCCTCACAGTGCTTTGACAGCTCAATGATTGCCGTCAGTGGCAAGAGATCCATGCGGCCCTTACCTGCGTGCATGTCCCTTACCGCTCCTGTAGTAAACTCTGTTCTTTCTCCTGAATCCTTTATCACTTTATACCTCCTGCTTATGGCATTACTTCCGGGAAATCTGTAATACTCATCTGATAATCTTTTTCAAACGTCAACATTTCTTCCTTTGCTCTCTGGAAGAAAACTCGGTCTATTTCAAACCCAAACGCATTTCTTCCAAGCTCCGCTGCTGCTCTCAACGTACTACCGCTACCACAGCATGGATCAATAACCACATCTCCCGGATCCGTGAATATCTCAATCAACTGTTTCAATACTGCTATAGGCTTCTGAGCCGGATGAATTTTGGGAATTGCCTTCCCGTCTTTCTCCCAGGTAAACCAATTAAATACCATATGGCCCGTACCTCTAATAGTTTTCCCACTTTCATCGAACTTCGCACCGTTCCTGAATTTTGGCAGCCTGTCTCTATATAAAACAAGAGCATACTCAGTAGCACCAACAATCCTCATATTTGCCTTTAATACTTGTGGGCTATAATTTTTCACAAAAACCAACGGAATATAATGGACAAACCCATGCTTTTTAGCTGCTGCTATCAATGTCTGCATTTGCTCAAATGAACAAAATACTATCATACATGGGCTATTGCTGCTTCTTCCCCTGGTAACGCTCTTCTTATCTTCTTTTTTCAACATTTTTGAACAGAAATGAAAATACTCATACAGATTAAAATTAAAATCGGAATTAAAAGCCGCCTTCCCGGCAAGCTTACTTTCTCCGTTTTTATTATCCCCGCCGTTGTACCACATAGGATTACTACCGTAAAAATTCTTGCCGACATTATAGGGAACATCCGCTATAATCAACTGTGCGGGGGGGATTGCATATTTTTTGTAATTCTGCATGGAATCACGATATATCTCACATTTTAACTTCATTTTTACCTTGCCTTTTCTTTATTTAACCTTGCAAAACCTATCCGCATAGTACCTTTTCCAGTCACTTCCCGACTTTTCTTCTGGCTCCCATGGTTCAGGCATAACCACCGAATAATTGGAATGGCTAGAATAGATCTCTGCCATTCTCTCTACTGTTTCAGGATTTACGCCTGTCTCTTCATAGTCTTTTAACTTGCAAAGCGCTTCATAGAGCTTTTCTGCAACACCAGGCGTAATCACACTGCCTACATACAGATTTTTCCAAGCAACGCCCTTTAAGCTCCAATTTCCGCACTCATCTACCTCTGTTAATCTCACTGTCTTGCTTCCTCTCTTCTCTAAAACCGTATCTCAAAATACCCGCCGTGCTTCTCTACTACCTTCTGGATGATGTCAACTGGTGTATATGGATAAACCGCTGTTGTTGGATCATCTTTATCACTTTCGATATATGGCATCAGCAATTCTTCTTTCACACTAGGACATCCAACTTCGCAGGCTGTATATTCTACATCCGTTCTAGTGACTGCAGGGCAACTGTAAAAGAAGTTTCCGGCCTGAATTGACAACTCAAAACCATCCTTGCACACAACTCTCGGTCTTATCACGTACTCATCACATACCAAAACATAAGTTACTTTCAGATACTCATTCACCGATCTAAATTTCTTATAAATGTCTGCGCTTACTGTTCCACCAGGAAAGCAGGCCCCGCAGTACCGATACACGCCTTTTTCTCCCGCTGATACGAATGTAAGATGTGTACTCTGGTACTTTCCAGTTCTTGGGTTTAAACGTGAACCATGTGGCTCTCCCACCTGCAGGTAACCTTTCTTCAAGGACTCTGGTGGCAAAACATTTAAGAAATAATCGAAAACATCTTCACCTACCAGCTCACCCGGTTTGCAATACTCTCCCCAGCTGTCAGCCTCACTTTCTTCCCAACCTTTAATAGATTTCAGCTCCGTACTCATCTTCAAACCTCTTTCTTTCACATGCGATGATAATATCTGCTACATGATGCCCTTCAATGACATTCAGGGCCTGCAGCTCTGTTAAATTGCAGCGAATCTGTAGTTCCTGCCGCAGCCTCCGCCGTTCCTTGATGTCCTGGTTGCCGTATTTAGGCAGAACTGCTAACCTGGCCCTATATTCATTTGCAATTTCCCTTGTCAGCAATTCTGCCATGTCATACCTCCTATGCAGGCTCTTCCAGGGCTTTCAGGTCTTCTATAAGCCATTTAACGGAACGCTTTGCATTATCCGTCAGCTGCCTCTGCCAGCAGCCATTCTTAGGGGACCATTTAAAGCCACGCTTCTTTACAGCCTCCCGGATCTCATCTGCCGGTTTACCTTCAAAGAATAACTGCAATCTCATAAGCTCCGTGTTTTCAACCATCTTAAAGAACTCATTTTCTGCTTCTTTTGTACCTGCATCTTTGATCTTTCTCAGGCTGCTTATCCGGCCTTCAATACGCTTGATGTTAGCTAAGTTGTTCTGCAATGCATAGCTTGGGAACCCGATCCTTCCGCAGAAGTCTGGCTCTCTGAACTTCTGGATCTGGCTTTCAGAATAGCCCATGTTTTTCAAGTCCTCATCGCCCTGAGCTACGTCATTCTTCTTAACCGCCTTATTTACTGCCTTCATCATCTCCTGGTCTTCCTTTAAGGCTTCCAGCTTCTCTTCCAGCTTTTCAATGGCGTTCTCATCATCAGACTTGATAACATCCTTGCCATAAAAGATACTTTCAATCTTCCGCAGAATAGCTTCTACCTGCTTGTAGTCCTCATGGTTCCGCTCCCAGGCTGCTACCTGCCGTTCTTTCTTCCTTGTCGGGAAATTACCCGCTCCGGAGATCATCACTGACGGGCACATTGTACCGATATGGATATCCTGGTTAATGTTCTGAGCCAATCTCCTGGAATATCGCTCACAGAGCTTTGCAACTCTTTCTTCCTCGGACGGTCTGGCTTCAATCACTTTCTCACCAAGCTCATAGGCTTCATCAACCATGGCCCTGTATTCAGCAGTTCTACTGCCTGTCTTGTACTCCCTGAATGACATCAGGTCATTTGCCGTTCTGGCTCCGGCCTCATTGATGCTGAAATACACTCTTTCCATTATGCCACCTCCAAATACTCACCGATTTTCTCAATATCCAGCTTTACTACCGGATATGTGCAGTAACCGCTTTTTACCATTCTGCCGGTGGCCTGCCCGAAACCGTGCTGCTTGATAAACTCCATCGCCCAAGGGCAATTATTCGTGTCGATCACTGTCTCATCCTCTGCAAGTCCGCTTCCTGTGATACATACCGTGATTCTTGCAATAGGTCCGTCCTCGTTGTTCCAAATCTCGATTGCCCTGCTGTTGTCTGCCTGATATTTCCCAACCATCAGGAAACAGTTTTCATACGTCTTCCAACTTGTTTTAACCTCTAAAACTGCCATATTTCACATCCTCCATAAATTTATAATTCAAATGCCATTGCAGCATCCTTTTCAGGTGTTCCCTGCGCTAAGCAGGCATTGTATCTTATAAGCTGCCGTTCCTCTTTTATCTCTCGGATCCGTTTCAAGGTAGGCCAGTCCACCAAGGCACCAACACAATATGCCTTCTCCATGAGATTCTCAACCTCTCTCAGCCTTTCCTCCAGATCATCCCACTGCTTTTCAGTATATGTACCCGCCGGTGCCTCCTGCATATCGATCTCCACACATTTCAGCTTGTCATACATCGAAAGCAGGTTGAAATGTTCACTATCATTTACCCTGTACTTTCTCACAGCCACTTACCTCCTAACATCCAAGAACGAATTTCGCAGTATCTTTCAGCTCCACTTCAACTTCCAGGTTATCCATCATCTGGTTAAACTCAGCTTCTGTATTCGCTTTCATATACAGCGCCCCCACTTTCTCGATCACTTCCTCCAGCTCTGTATCTCCGGCTGCAAGCATTTCCTCTCTGCGTTTTATCACCTGCATCTGAGCTTTCAGGTGTCTTTTTTCACCGTCCAGCTTCTCCATTTTCTCAGCAATCGGAAGCATCCCCTTTATCACTCCGATACCGAAATCCATGTACAGGATCTTCATCTGCTCTTTTCCGGTTGTATCCTTAATTGCTGGATGCCAGGTGTAAACCTTCTCGATAACCTTGTACTCAGCGTCTGTTACGCTCTTCCCTACCAGGTTTTCAAATTCAGCCTTCATCATGTCTGCTTTCCATCCTCCTAAGCTCTTGCTAAAATTCTCTCTACGTCTGATCTTCTCTGACGCATCATCAGCATTGCAGTTACCTTGTCGATCTGGCCGGAAGTGAGGCTCACGATAAAGTCTGCAATCTGATCATGCAGCTTATACACTTCCTGGTATAATCTGTCTGCCTCAGCTTCATACAGATCTGATTTCTCCAGGTCCAGGTGTTCTTCCTGGATCCAGTATTCTGACTGGTTTTCTGCCTCTTCCATCTCTGCTTCTTTTGCTCTTAATCTTTCTAAAACGTCCTTCATATCCGTTCCTCCGTGGGGAATATCTGTTTGTTTATATTAATATTATAGTTCGCAATTCGCAATTTGTCAATAAATTAGTTTACATTATGCAACTTTTAGATCAAAAAATAAGCCGGATCAATCAATCCGACTTTCTTTTAATAAACAGCTCATATCCCAGATGATCTAATACTCTCTGGAATGTATCTAACTTCATGTGATCGCCATCCCGGCGAATATAGCGGTTTATCGTCTGCCTATGCAACCCTAATTCTTCCGCAACCTGAGACTGGCTTTTACCACTTTTACAAACAAGTTCGTCTAATGTTTCTCCTACTTTAATCATTCCACTTATCACCCCTACTCTGTACTGGATGAATTAACACATATCAATGCAGCTTATCTGCTCCCTCACTTTCCAAAATCATCACCATTTGTTCACACTGTTTTGCTGTATTTTTAGCTACTCTTGCAATATCTCCCAGTAAATCTGGAGCGTTTAGCTCTGACTGCGCGCCGTAAATTGCTAATGCTATCGTATTCATCACTGCTGTTAAATCTACCAACTGACTTTTAAAATTCTCTTTGCTCATACTTTCAATTCCTCGCGAAATACCAGGAAAGGCAATGCTATCAAGATTTTCCCAACAACGCGTTAATGTTTACTTACGGCTGTATTAATATACCCGTTTTTTCAATCTCAGTCATGCCCATATACCTCGTTTCGTCCGTTTGTATTTTCAACATATCTCACAATTTGCAATTTGTCAATAGTTTTTTTCACATCATGCAATTGTTATTTTCCGACCCTCTCCAAGCACACATAATCAGCCTGATCCGATCAAAAATCGGGCAAATGACCAAATGATTTTTGGTTTTTCAAAAAATCATCAGGTAGGCTTTTAAAAAAGGCTTTTATGTCTTTTCAATAAAAGCCATATATATGGTATAGGTATAGGTTATCCGTGTAACTGAGGCTATATCGATGATAAAAAATGTAACAGATCGCGTTCCGTTACGTTTTTTCAAAAATCGCTTTCGCATGTATATAGGAAGAAAGTGCTTCATTTTTCCAAAATCACACAAAAAAACATGCTTTGAGAAGGGTGATGAGAGCACCGATGAGCACCACATTTTTGGTTGATTTTTGACCCTCTCATTGGCATTCTCATCGAGGTAAAATTAGTCCAAAAAACATCGATTTAAAATTTGACCCGCCTAAAATTCCTTGATTTTGGGCCAAAATAACGATTTTCCGGGTACTACAGTGATTATAACTATAACGGTAATGTACATGATCACTTTTTGATAAGTTTCATCTTTTTCTTTCAAATTGTTCTTGATAAAAAACAATATTTGCAGCTATTTTAAGATCACTTTCTACTCATTTTTTTGTATCAGTGGCAGGAAAAACTCATAACTCTGAACTCAAAAAATTGATTTTCAGCATTTTCACTACCTGAAATTTTAGCAAAAATGGACTTCCAGGCAACAAAAAAAGGCCCCCAAACTCATGCTGGGGGCTGCTTCTAATTTTGTTGTTTTATAAAAATTTAAGATTTTTAACAAAAGTTTTATCTTTTTAGGACACTTACATTACATCCGGGTGTGTCCTACTACTGCTTTTTAAGGTACTTGCTGCTGCAATATCCTGTCTGGCCGTTGTAAACAACATACAACCATTTGGTGCCGCTGACTTCCGTGTAGTAGCCATAGCAGCGGACTGTAGTACCCTTCTTAAGGATTCCAAGGCTTGCCTTGTCAGAACCGGCTCCTGCCCTTATGTGCAACGCAGAAGCAGTCACAACGTAGATACCGGCAAACTGAGCGTTTCTACTCTTGGCGCTTTCTACTGCTGTCTTGCTGGCAGAGCTGGCAGATGTTCCACTGGTTTCTTCTCCTGATCCTTCCCCAGATCCGGCAGCAGTTAAGAACATCGCTCTTTCTTCCTGGCGCCTCCTGGTAAGCCCTGCAAGGACTTTTCCACCCGCCCGATTGTAAGCAAGCAGTTTCTCTGCGATCTGGGCCTTTGTCCTGGTGCCTGAGGCTGTCAGCTGGTCAATAGAGCCGATGTTATAAGCAAAGCTAACCATGGCATCAAATTCATTCTGAGTCCAGTTATACTTGCTGTATTTGTCCACCTTCGGGCCGTATTTTGCATCAACGGACTTCCGCAGCCAGTCATTAGCGGTAGCCAGGCTAATCTGCAGGCCTCTACCAATGTTGGTACCGGTAATGGATCTATCCGCATTGGTGGTACCGTAACCTATCGTCCATACTCCTACTGCATCCTGGTAGGCTGTCAGACGGCAGCCCTCAAACTTCCTGATTAAATCTAAGCCTTTTTCCGAAATTTTCATAAACAGTTCGCTTCCTTTCTTTTAAGTGGTATCTTGCAAAGGTTTTCTGCATATGCTATAATGCCGGTAGGCTAAAGGATGTAAGGTTGTTCCAACATGAACACCCCCAAATGAAAAACCCAGGGATCGCAACTCCCTGGGTTTTTCTATTCTTTTCTGTATTAATGACTTAAACCATATTTAGTTACCGACTACTTTTTACCGTCTAACCATTTAATGATGTAATGGCAAGTTACACCGGCTGCAACGGAAATAATAAATGATGTAAGATTTTCCAATATAAACACACCCCCTTTCTTTTACCTATATCGGGGCGGTAACTTTAAAGCAGCCATAACCCGGACTGCCAACGGGAGATATTCGGATCACCTCCTACAGATCTTTGCTCTTTAAGTCTTTATCAATTACGGTAGTATCACTGTATTTAGTCCTGCGCCAAATCTCGGCCACACGTTCCCAGCCGTCCATTGCTACCAAAGCTACAATAAAGGCAGCAATCATGCATCCAAAAATCATATACCAGGTTATAGGCTGTCCAATCCACGAAAGCATGGCTACTAAGGCCACAGGGCACAGGATCAGGCTCAGCACGATCACAAGAGCCGCAGTCGGGATCTCTTTAATACCAGGCAGTTCCTTGATAACCTGGGTAATTACGGATACTAAAAAAGCCATCACACCGATGGCCATTAACACATATGCTACATATGGCAGCAACTCATTCAAAATTTCGCTTACATTTACACTCATTTCTTCTCTTCCTTTCTACTCTTCAATTCCATACTCTCTACGCTTCATCTTTCTTTCAAGTGTAGCAGCTTCTTCATCACTCAATGTTGGGAGCTTTTCACAGGCTTCATATCCGATCTGGCAGTCTCCATTTCCTCCAGCTGCATGATAAGGCTTATACAGGTAGTCCAAGTTTCTACGCTCTTTCAGCGTGATACCTCCACGCTGTACAAACTTATCTGTGAGGTAAAGCAACTTATCATGGCCCAGGCCAATAAGCATGTCATTCTGCGCTTTTTCATGCTGTGATAAGGCATTCTTGGCGTTGTCATGCCGGGTTATCAGGAACTGTACAAAAGTGAAAAGCGCATTTGATCCAATGATCGCAACCAAAATCTGTGTGGTACTCATAGTGTCCATTTCTATCCCCTCCCTTCTGCTATGCTGGCAGCCAGATTATATGCTTACTTCGCCGTGTCAGTCCTACATTGTACCGTGGAAGCTGTTCTCCAAAGGTCTTATAACGGATCCAGTCATCCAGAATGATTCCAGCCAAGCTTACTGGAAACCATAGCAGCATGTACTGCGGGCAGATCTGGCCCAGAATGTTGCCCGGCATGCCGCTGTAGTCCCA